ATCCATTGTGTCGAAACACTCGTAGAGATCCTTTTTTTAGGTTGGTTTTTCACATCGAACAATTATTTATTCGTCTTATAACAAACAAACATTCCATGAAACCCGTCGCGCTCACGCGCGAGCAAAAGATTCGTAAATCCGTGCGCGGATTCATCATCACCTTTCTTGTCTTTCTCATCTTCCGTTACTATTTGGCAGAGTTGGCGCTCAACAACAAACCGAGCATGAAACGTGGTATGGTCCTGTCCCTGTTTTATGCCATGGCGTACGTGGTGTCTTCGAACACGTTATAAACCCTTTTAAACAAATTGAAAGTGTATAAACCCAAACCATATACCATGTCGAGTTCCGAAATCAAGGAAGATATCTTGGAGGAGGACGTGATTCAGATTCCCAGCCAGAAGTTTGCGCTCATTTCGGTCGTGTCTCCCCAGTCGACGCAGAAGCACGAAGCGTGCGGACTCAAGATCCGTGGCGTGTTCGCCACGCGCGAGGAGGCGGAGTTTCACGTCAAGCGCCTTCAGAGGACCGAGTCCACCTTTGATATTTACTTGGTGGACATGTATAAATGGCTCCTCATTCCCCCTGATAATTCGAAGATTGAGGACAAGGAGTATCAAGAGGACATGCTTTCCCAGATTGTGAAAGGACATCAAGAGCAACAGATGCTTGCGAAGCAACACCATCAGCAACGCGTCCAAGACGATATCGAGCGTCAAATGAACGCGAACAAAAACAACAACATTCAGGTGGACGAAGTGATTGACTATAGCGCGGCGTCGTCGTCTTCCACCAACCCTTGAAAACACGCGCACTTGTTTTTTCACTCGGTCTTTTTCACGGTAATCAACGGTTTTTTGGGGTTTTTCGATAGGTGATTGCGATATTGTTTTTGCAAATCGATGATATCTTTCGCGTCGTGGTTCGGGTCGTACAAACGTTTGTGGGCGTTCCAGAACTTGCTGTGACCGACGCGAAAGGGAGTGTCGAACATACGCGCCTTGTACCAAAACACGACGTCTTCGATCTTGTTGCTTTTGATCGTGTTGTCAAGCACGATGCATTCGTAATTTTCCGTGCATGCGTTCATCACCTGGTTGAACATTTCGAATGTTGGGAAAATGCCGAAAAAGTTTTTGTAAATCTTTTCGCGATTCTGCAATATGTTTTCGCGAAAGACGAAGATGTAGTCGATGTTCGAACGCAAATCGGGGGAGAGATCCATACAATACTGCATGGTGAGCATGAAGAAGATGTTCCAGTGACGTCCGTTGTAGAATATTTGGCGCATGATTTTCTCTCGTAGAAACTTTTTGTCGTACATGCAGTCGTCCAAGATGATGAACACGTTCGACTTCATGCCTTGTTTGATTAACGCTTTTTGGCGCGCGACGATTTTTTCTATAACGTCTGACCGATATTCGTTGTACACGAATAGGTCCGGAATGAAACTTTGATAGTAGCTGTTTCCCTCTTCCGTGCCCGACATGACGACACCGACCGGAAGGGCTTTGCGCTTGTGGTACATAACGTCCTTGACGCACGTCGATTTCCCGCTCATGCGTTTGGCGATAAACACCACGATCGAATTGTCCCGCATCGTGTCCGGATTGAATTTCTTCAACTGCAAGTTCATAACCGTACAAAACTACTATAAGTGGCATGAAATTTAAATTCGTTTCGTCAACGAACACTACGTTTATAGGACAAAACACGTTTTTTTTCAGTGCGTCGCGTCATACGTCGGTATTTTTTTCTCATGGCATATAGTATAAACAAACGAACACAACATGGGAGGAGGACTTATGCAGCTCGTTGCCATCGGCGCTCAGGACGTTCACCTGACGGGGAACCCCCAGATCTCTTTCTTCAAGGTGGTGTACCGCCGCCACACCAACTTCTCCATGGAGTCCATCGAGCAGTCTTTCAACGGTACCGCCAAGCCCGGTTCCCGCGTGACCTGCACCATCAGCCGCAACGGCGATCTCGTGACCAACATGTGGCTCGAGGTGGACATGGGTTCCGATGACGGTTTCGTGAACTCTGTGGGTCACGCTCTCATCGAGTACGTGGAACTCGAAATTGGTGGCCAGCGCATCGACAAGCACTACGGCGAGTGGCTTGAGATCTGGTCCGAGCTCACCCTCCCCGAGGAGAAGCGCCAGGGTTTCAAGGAGATGATCGGTCGCCGCGACTCCGATACACCCACCCCAATGCAAAACCAGAAGCTCTACATTCCCCTGCAGTTCTTCTTCTGCCGCAACCCCGGCCTTGCGCTGCCCTTGATCGCCCTTCAGTACCACGAGGTGAAGCTCAACATCAAGTTCCGTGAAGGCTCGGAGTTGAAGACTACTGGTAGTCTCCCCGAATTCGACAGTGTGAAGTTGTACGTGGACTACGTGTACCTCGACACCGAGGAGCGTCAGCGTTTCGCCCAGATGTCTCATGAGTACCTCATTGAGCAGCTCCAGCATACCGGTGCGGAGTCCACCAAGTCCGACCAGGTGCGCTTGAACTTCAACCACCCCGTGAAGGAGCTCGTATGGGCCATCCGCCCCAATGGCGGCAAGGTGCTTCAGTTCGGTCCGAATAGCGATTTAATATTTTCTGGAGACGGGGCTACTAACGAGTTCGCCACCGCGACTAACGACCGTTTCGTTACCGCCAAGTTGCAGCTCAACGGCCACGACCGTTTCACTGAGCGCGACGCGGCGTACTTCCGCCTGGTGCAGCCCTTCCAGCACCACACTCGCGTGCCCAACAAGTACATCTACTGCTACTCCTTCGCCCTGAACCCCGAGGCCCACCAGCCTTCCGGCACCTGCAACTTCTCCCGTCTCGACAACGTGACCCTGAACTTGTCCGGTATGAGCGGTAAGCACACCACCGCCGGCGAATTGCTCGTGTACGCCGTGTCCAACAACATCCTCCGCATCACCTCTGGTATGGGCGGCCTCGCGTACTCCAACTAAAGGACTGGAAAACATTGGGTTTTTAACAACCTTTAGACGAAACACATCATAAACCCCGAGTATAGAGAGAAGATACAATAAATAACACTTGGTAAAAAATCAGAAAAAAACGCACGTGCTTTGCGTGTCACATACACCATTTTTTTCTGTGGTATATGACATACAAATCAACGAACCACATTCACATACACAATGGGTGGAGGATTAATGCAACTCGTCGCCATCGGCGCTCAAGACGTTCACCTGACCGGTGAGCCCCAGATCTCTTTCTTCAAGGTGGTGTACCGCCGCCACACCAACTTCTCCATGGAGTCCATCGAACAGTCCTTCAACGGCACCGCCAAGCCCGGTTCCCGCGTGACCTGCACCATCAGCCGCAACGGTGATCTCGTGACCAACATGTGGCTCGAGGTGACTCTTCCTAAACAGAATACGGAATCACCTGCGCAAAACCATCAGTACGTGAACTCTGTGGGCCACGCCCTGATTGAGTATGTGGAGCTCGAGATCGGCGGTCAGCGCATCGACAAGCATTACGGCGAGTGGCTCGAGATCTGGTCCGAGCTCACCCTCCCCGAGGAGAAGCGTCACGGTTTCAAGGAGATGATCGGTCGCCGCGACGCGTACAGCTCCAGTTCCGCGTTGGAGTCTCGTGAGCTTTTCATCCCCCTGCAGTTCTTCTTCTGCCGTAACCCCGGCCTTGCGCTGCCCTTGATCGCCCTTCAGTACCACGAGGTGAAGCTCAACATCAAGTTCCGCGACGGCAAAAAGCTGGATACTAATGGTGCTACAACCGACAAGGACGTGAAGGATTTCGACAGCGTGAAGTTGTACGTGGACTACGTGTACCTCGACACCGAGGAGCGTCAGCGTTTCGCCCAGATGTCCCACGAGTACCTCATCGAGCAGCTCCAGCACACCGGCGTGGAGTCCACCAAGTCCGATCAGGTGCGCCTGAACTTCAACCACCCCGTGAAGGAGCTCGTGTGGGCCGTGCGCCGCACCGCGGACGCCGAAGTGCTCGAGTTCGGCAACGTGGATGGCAATCTCGGCAGCTACCAATCCACCGGTAACGTGTTGGACTTTGCATTCTCCACCCCTACGACCGAGTCTTTCGACTTTGCCAAGTTGCAGCTCAACGGCCATGACCGTTTCACCGAGCGCAAGGCGGCGTACTTCCGTCTTGTGCAGCCCTACCAGCACCACACTCGCGTGCCCAACAAGCACATCTACTGCTACTCTTTCGCCCTGAACCCCGAGGCCCACCAGCCTTCCGGTACCTGCAACTTCTCCCGTCTCGACAACGTGACCCTGAACCTCAAGGGTCTCTCCGAGAAGTCCGACGAGGGCGATTTGCTCGTGTACGCCGTGTCCAACAACATCCTCCGCATCACCTCCGGGATGGGCGGCCTCGCGTACTCCAACTAAACACACGAAAAACGAATTTAAGAAACGAAGGTGTGATACCTTCTAAGTACATAAAATGGTGGCGACAAGATCCCGTGATTACGAGTTGAACCCCGTTCTCACTTCATCACACACTGTTGTCCCGCGCGACAACATCTTCATGAACCACAACGACGACACACACGCCGTGGTCGCAGCCACACTTTTGACCATCTCCGCCAGCATTTTGGTTGGGGTGTTCATCACCACTATAACGGTTTAAAAAAAGGTAAACATAACGAATTTAAAAGAACACAATAATGAAGTTATTCTGTTGTTTTAAACCCCGCGAGGTCGAAAAAAAATCGAACGAAGACGTGTTGGTCACGAAACCAACGCTTTCTGTTGAATACGATAAACACGGTAGGAAAATAGAAACAAGAACCTATCATCGTCAAGAGGTGTTCGTACCTTTGGGTCTTAATTTGATTCGCGAAACGTTCGTGTATACGTTGAATGATGATGATCCCGAACCGTATGTGGTGTTGTGGATCCGAATGTATGATCGTGGATGTTTCGTAATCAATCGATATGACTACACCGTAGATTCCTATGTGATTCTTGATGAAGACAACCCTATGAATTGTTCGTTCACAAGGTTCTTAGACAATCTGAACAACCAATCGAATTCCGTCGACTATTCGATCACAAATGAAAGGTGGATGAAAGAAATGCAAAATAGGGGCGAGTGCCCCGATTACGGTTTCAAAATCGTCCTGTCTAAGCACGGAAAGAACGTCACGTACGAAATCGGACGCTACATCTCTTGAAAAACAATGGTTGTGTATTCTTCACACGTCGTAAATCAAACACTCAATCTCGTCCCAACACTCGCGATCGTTCGCCTCGATCGTGTCGATTTCCAGTTGGATCGTGTGTAGCGCGGACGACAACTCTTCGATCGTGTCCCATTCGGGCGCGTTTTGAGTCACTTCGAGACCGCTTTTGTACTTTTCGCGTAACGCATGTTGAATCTTAAAATCCAGAACGTGGGTTAACGCCTTTTTACGATGGTTGAGTTCGTTCTTCCTTGCCATGCGTTGAGCGCGTTTGGCGGGGTCGTGGCCTCCGGAAAGCGTCGCCATGGTGGTATTCAACAAAGAAATCGTATGCATAGTTGTTTTGTTTATTCACAACATAAACCACGGTTTTTTTAAGTTCCTTTGGGTTTTGTCATTTCCAATCATCATATACATAATTTGTATTTTATATCTATGATGGACGGAACAGAGATACTCCCATCAGGGTTCGAACCTGAGACCTTGGCGTTATTAGCACCACGCTCTAACCAAACTGAGCTATGGGAGCAAAAAACACAAATGGGTTCTAACCTGCACGCACACAACGACTTCTATGGTTAGTTTGTTTTTTAATTTTTGAATAACACCCGTGACCAACTCAGGCGATTTTTTTTGAAAACACAAAAACCAGATGAACGGAAAGCGACCCCATACGGAGTAAATCTATTTCTGCATCAAACATAACGTGTGCGTTATGTTTCGACCACGTTGTTGCATGAACGTTTCGTATGTCGAAATCTTTGCGTTTCAAGGTCACTCCTCCAGCAGGAATCGAACCTACAACCTCACGGTTAACAGCCGTGCGCTCTACCGATTGAGCTATGAAGGAATATACTCAAAAACGTGAAATTGAATTCCACGTTTCCACATGCCCGCACCTCCACCCAACCTCCCGAGACCAATATCGGGCATTCGTTCGTGATCGGCATTTCAAACATTGTCTTTACCAATGTATCCCAATCAACAAAACAGGTCTGAAGCTCCTCCAGCAGGAATCGAACCTACAACCTCACGGTTAACAGCCGTGCGCTCTACCGATTGAGCTATGGAGGAATAAAAGAGTACCGGAAGCAGGACTCGAACCTGCGCAGTCATTGACTATTGCAACTTGAGTGCAACCCCTTAGACCACTCGGGCATCCCGGCGCAACGTCGCTTTTTTTGTTTTTATCATATACGATTATTTTTTTCAATGTGTGTGAACGCGGTTTCTTTACCAGGAATGGGGTTCGAACCCATGCAGTCATTGACTAGTGGATCTTAAGTCCACCCCCTTGGACCAGCTCGGGCACCCTGGCGCATCGTTTCTGTTTTCTTTTTTTTCGTAAGTGCTCGATACCGGGCTTGAACCGGTGACCTTGGCGTTGCTCTTTCTTTCCTTGTTTATTGTTTTGTTGGGTGCCACAAGTCCAAAACGAATTGAACCGAGGATCGCATAAAGGCGGTTTCGTTATCACAATACCGTCGTTTATAAGCACCACGCTCTAACCAGCTGAGCTAATCGAGCCTTTTGTTTTTCCGGTCGAACGTTCATTGAAAAAAGAAGAACGCGAGAAGCTTTCGTCGACCACCTCTCTACACACTATTTGCACGACTGTCTTTAAACCGGTTTACGGAGTTTATGTGGATTCCCACACTTGGTTGTACCCCAAATTGTTTTGTGTGACGATATACACGTGGTATGTCGATGATGCGTCGAAGTCGTCAGTGTGGGAATTTGCCGTGTAATTCGCAATCACTTTGCGAATAAATCCGATGACTTGAAAAGGAGGATCAGGATAAGGAGTACTTGGGGAGGTGGTTGCGCCCGTGTCGGGATTAAACATGGTGACCACTGCGCCAGGGTTGGCTGCAATAAAATTGAGAATATCAGTGACATTGTCTTTTTGTGCGGTTGTTAATGGGGAAGCGAGTGCGAACGCGTACACTTTGTTGATGTTTGACGATGGATCGGATACGGTGGCGGCGACACGAATGTAGTCGGTTTTGGTGGTAGCTTCCACAACGGTAGTCGGCATGGAGTTGCTTGTTCTGTTTTATCATATCCCGGAGATAAAAGAGTGCGACTTTTGCGACTCGACACGGACTCGTGTCAAATGTAGTAGTTGAGCTCCAGCGAGTCGATCACCATCTGCTGAATCTCGAGCGGATCGTCCGTGATGTGATCGAACGGGTCGATCTGAACCCCTTTCATAACCAGCGTTTGATTCTCTCCTCGGTGTACGTCGGTCACGTACACGAACGCCATGAAGGAACACAACACGATCCGTCGAAACAGTTCGTCGTCCACATCGTCCAACAATTCGACTTCGATTTGTTCCCGCACCTTGTTGAAGTAGATGTTCTCGAGTTGCGTATAACTGGATGACCTGTTTTTTTCCGAATCCTTTTTTTCAAACACCAACTCGATTTCGTTATTCTCGTGCACGGTTTCGGAAACAAACTGGTACGAATCGGACGCGTACACGTCGCGCCAATAGTGCGCCAAACTACGTGTTTTGAATCCGTACACGAAAGGGCGCGTGTATTTGCATTCGTTGTAGTACCCTGTGTGATTGGACCCTCGGTATCGAAACGACCCGGTCAACACGCTGAACGAGCGGTGTTGCGGACTCGGCCGACTGAGAATGTACGCTTGCATTTATTAGTGGATCAAAACAAACACGTAAATTGGTTCGAGTTTGAGTGCATACACACTCACCTCTTTTAAATCAATTAAAACGTCCGCCACTTTTTACGTGACAACAACGGGGATCAAAAGATGGTAAAACAAACGGTATTGGTCGATTTCGACGGCGTCGTGTTTCGAAACGCGAAAGTGTCGCACATGGTCCAAGAAAAGTCTGTTCGATACGTCGCATCTCGCAAGGGGGTTCATTATCGCGACGCGAAACTCATGAACAAGGTTGGGTACACGAAGCTCGGTCATACCGCGCGCCTGGTATCGGACGACGCGGACGCCGTGCAGGATTATAACGAGTACGTGTTCGATCGACAACTGTTTCGATGGATGGGAGACACGATCGGTTATACGGACACCACGCTCCTCCAACGCGTGTCGAATGCGCGAGCGAATAACGATCTGCGATTGGTCTTGTGCACGAACGCACCAAAATTGTATTGTCAACACGTTCTCTTTTATATGGGGCTTTCGTGGTCCGACGTGTTTGACAGCGAGATATTCTTTACGTCCGATACGGGTCTCATCAAACCATTGGACGCTTATTACAATCACGTCGAAGACACATTGGATCTCCGCGAGTATCATTTTATAGACGATTCGATCTCCAACATCATGCCGTGCATTCACCGACCTCAATGGAAGGGGTGTGTCATCAACAACGAAAAGGATCTGATGGTCTACCTAGACCGTATTTGAAACCACGGGACACTTACACCGATTCGTTGTAAATCTCGTACACCTTTTTCACAAACTCACTGCGCATAATGTCTTCGTTTCCAAATTGAATCGTGTTTACGAAATCAAACAAGTGGTGGTCGTCTGGGTT